GGACCAGGTAAGCGTGCTGCTAAACTAGAATTGGACCGTATGTATGGTCAAAATGTCATCAAGGCATTTGGTGGTCCAATTATCCCTTCCCACGAATTTAAGAACTATGACGCTGCCATCAATTTTGTTAAGCAGAATCCAAAGCGTTATGTTTGCAAACCATGTGGCGAAGAAGAAGATAAGACACTATCGTATGTTGCTAAAGATGAGGCAGACCTCATTGGTTTCTTAATGAAGCGCAAAGAGAAATCTAAGCAAGCTCCCTATTTCATTCTCCAAGAATTCAAAGCCGGTACAGAGATTGCCTGCACAGGCATCTTTGGTCCTGCCGGTTGGATGGACTTCTGGTGTGAAGGTTGGGAATTTAAGAAACAAATGAATGGTGACCTTGGTGTGAACACAGGTGAAATGGGAACTGTTACTCGTTACACTAAACAATCCAAGATTGCTGACATTCTGATGAAACCAATGGAAGAAGAATTACATCGTATTGGTTATGTGGGTATGCTTGACATGAACTGCATCATTGACGAAAAAGATGGTACGCCATGGCCAATGGAATGGACTGCACGACCAGGTTATCCAATGTGGAACATTATGCAACCGCTCATGAAGAATGAGGACCCCGCTGAATGGATGCTTGACTGCATCAAAGGCAAGAACACACTAGAAGTTGAATATGAAACTTGTGTTGGTGTTGTTATGGCCAATGCCGACTTCCCATTCAATAAGCGTGACGAAGAAGAATATCTGGACTTTCCTGTGTTGACAGAAGGCGTGCCACATAAGAACCTACACCCATGCGAAATGAAATTATCTACCACAGTTAAAATGGTAGATGGTGAATTGCAAGAAAACATTCCAGAACTCGGTACTGCCGGTTCTTATATTCTTGTATTGACAGGCACAGGCAAGACTATTAGTGAAGCCAAAGATATGGCATACAAGCACGTTAAGATGGTCAAACTTGGTAATGACCCACAATATCGTACCGACATTGGTGAACGCTGTGAAAAAGGTTTACAGAAGCTGAAGAAACACGGGTATTCTACCGACTGGAAATACTAAACTACTAAATTATATTATGAATCTATACGGTGAAGAAGTAATTGAGAATCCTTTTGAAAATGCCAAGACTTATGAAAAGCATTTAGAAACGATTCTCAAACAACAAAACTATTTTGTTGCATCTCAAAAATACATTGGTGAGAAACCAACAGGCGGTAAGCATATCGTTGATTGTTTGGTTAATGAAAGAATCATTGTATCAGCCAAACTACAAAATGTAGGTGGTACTGCTGAAGAAAAAATCCCATACGAACAATTGATGTTGCAATATGCCTGTAATCGGCAATATGATAAAGCATACATTGTTTGTGCAGGTACAGGTTGGACAATATTAGATTATTTTGTATCAGATGATTATGCAAACCTCATCAATACAAAAAATGTTCGTGTCATTAAGTATGATGACTTTGTTAAACTCATTCACACACTATAATTATGGACTTTAAATACTCACCGGAGTTAAAGAATAGACTGAGGTATCAGTTTAAAAATATTGATAGACTTACAACCAATTATGGTGATTTGTGGCAAGATATGTTTGTTCTTTCCGTTTTAGATGGTAAAGAAAAAGGAACATACTTAGAGATTGGTGCCGCTGAACCGTATTGGTTGAGTAACACGGTTCTATTGGAGAAATCATTTAGCTGGCGTGGCATTTCATTAGAGTTAGACCATGGCAAGGTAGACTTCTTCAATCGTGAACGTACCAACCCTTGTTATTGTGGTAATGCATTAGTGGTAGATTATTATAGTATGATTAACAGAGCCGAACTCGGCGATGTAATTGATTACCTTTCTATTGATATTGAACCACCAGAAAATACATTTGCCGCTTTAAAAGCAATACCACATGATAAGGTAAAGTTCCGTGTGATTACATTTGAACATGACCTCTACACAGGCGGACAGGCACCACAAGTAAGGGAAGAAAGTAGGAAGTTTCTTACCGACTTAGGTTATCATATGGTAGTCAATGATGTGGCAGCAACCGATAGAAGTGTGGAAGATTGGTATGTAATGCCAGAACTGGTTGACATGAGTATAGTTAATGTGTTACAATCTACTAAAGATTTGAATAACTTTGACGAATACATGATACTATGAATATTTTCTACCTTGACAAAAACCCGCAAGTGTGTGCTCAAATGCACGTTGATAAACATTGTGTAAAGATGATTCTTGAATATGCTCAATTACTTTCTACTGCTCATCGTGTGCTTGATGGTATTCAAGTTGTTGGTTTATCTCAATCTGGAAGAAAACAGACAAGATATGAACTACCTGACAATCGTGATGGCGTATTGTATAGTGCTACTCATATCAATCACCCTTCCGCCGTTTGGTGTAGACAATCTGTTGCAAACTATATGTGGCTGGCTGAGTTGCTAGAAGAATGTTGCAAAGAATATACCTATCGTTATGGCAAAGTCCACAAAGTAGAAGCAAGTGGTCTAATGCAAACGCTTAAGAATAATTTCCCTAAAAACATTTCTGATAAACCTTTTACTGAACCAACACCAGCTATGCCTGATGATGTTAAAGTACCAGGCGATTCAATCAAATCTTACCACAACTATTACCTTAAAAACAAAGGTCATCTATGGTCGTGGAAAGGTAAGATAAATAGTAGAGAGATGCCTAATTGGCTAGATAGTATGTGTCAATCAATTTCTTATGAGTATGCCTAATGCCTTCTTATGATTTCTTAAATAAAAATACTGGCGAAGTAGAAGAGCACCGTATGTCTTATACGGTGTTAGACCAGTTTAAACTTGATAATCCCCACTTAGAACAATATCATTGTCCCGACAATCTACCTGGTTTTGGTGACGGTATGCGTATGTCTGTTCCTGGAATCGGTAAAGCTGATTCCACATTTGAAAAGTATGTTATTGGCCGAATGAAAGAAAGTGTCGGTCAAAACACAATCAAAGCTGGTCACAAGACCAAGGCTCCTAGAGAATGGTAAAATTGATGCCTATTTCGTATCTTTTAACTTCTAACAGAGGTGCTAATGGTTATCCAAGTAAAGTTCCCCCCGTAGAAAAAATTCCCCGCCTGTTCAACGATAATAACAAAAGGGAGTTTTATGAGCAAAAAAAGAATGATGTCAAAGTCACAGCGGCTATACTACGAATCTCAGAAGAAGGAACAGATTCAAAAACAACTCGCTGAATACGCCAAAGTAGAACACGATATTGAAAAAGAACAATTACCTAAACCCTCATACAATCCACACGGAACTTCATACTTTACATAATGTTCAATTATTGCCCACCCAAACAATTACAAGATTTAAAATCAGAAACTTTTCCTGACGGTAGAAGATTCTATACTGTACCAGTTACAGGCGAAAAACTACCATCAGTAACCACCGTTCTCGGTGCTATGAAAAAAGAAGCCATTATGAAATGGCGTAAACGGGTGGGTGAAGATGCAGCCAATGCCATCTCTCGCAAGGCATCTGGTCGTGGTACCAATGTTCATACACTATGTGAACGATATTTGAATAATGAACCACTTGGTGATATCATGCCTGATGCCAAGGAGATGTTTCTATCTATCAAGCCAATACTGAATAACATCAATAATATTCATTACCAAGAGCAGGCCTTATGGTCTACGCAATTAGGTATGGCAGGTCGTGTAGACTGTATTGCTGAATACGAAGGTGAACTATCCGTAATTGATTTTAAAACTTCCAAACGCATTAAGACTAGCGAAGATATTGAAGATTACTATTGGCAAACAACAGCTTACGGATTAATGTATGAAGAACTAATTGGTGAACCTATAAATAACCTTGTTATCATCATGGCAGTTGAAGATGAGGCACCATTAGTATTTAAACAGAACACACAAGACCATATTGAAGGTTTGGTGAAGGCGATTAACTTTTATAAAGGTAAGTTATGAAGAAGATTCTATTATCATTTGTTTTAGCCATTACGGCTTTAACAAGCCATGCTTGGACACAACGACCAAATGTTGCACAGGCACAATGTATTGTTCATGCACCATATGGATTCCCGCAAGCGGCAGTTCCTACATCACCAATTTGCCGTCAGGCATATTATGTTGGTTATGATGCATCTGCAAAACTACCGAGGTTTGTAACATATGAACTCTTACCAAAAAACGCACTTGGTTGTGTGGCTCGCACTAATGCTTTTGCTGCTGACCAATCAGTTCAAGGTGGCGCAACACCGCAAGATTATGCTGCAACAGGATACGACAAAGGTCATATGGCACCAGACGGAGACCTAAGTTGGGATACACAAGTTGAATATGAATCTTTCTTGATGACTAACATGAGTCCGCAAGCAGGTTCTTTGAATCGTGGTATTTGGAAATTGCTTGAAACATCGGTTCGTGGTTGGGTTGTTCAA